CCTGGGGAATGGCGTTAACCAGGCTAGGCTGGGTTACGCTGGTAGCCCCTGGCATGGTCTTAGTAACCGTGATGCCGTCAAGTAGGTCAATGTCTACTCCAGCTAAAGGCTTATTCGGGTTGGTATCGTCGTAAAGGTTAAGCTGAATGCTGTCAATGCGTACCTCTGGGTCCTTACGCGTAGCCAGGATGCCTTTAGCCTGATTGAGAGCTTCTGCGTCTGTCTGAACCAAGATACCGTCACGGATGCCTGAGTGTAGGAAGTATTTATCTATCGAAGGCTGGTCGAAGACATTTTGAGCGGTACCACCTGAACGGGTTACCGTGACGTCGTTAATAAGGTTTGTGTCATCAAAAGCCACTACAGCGTTAGTGTAGGAAATATCTGAGCCTGTATCGCTAAAATTATAGATAGAGGTGGCTGGTCGGGTAATAAGCTCATCCCTGTCAACGAAGTTAATGATTGACTCACCGTCTACAAAGATACCGCCGAACTCGCTATTCTCTACCGTCTGTAAGGCCTCTAGAACGTTCCTAGAGGTGCCTGGGTCGGCTTGTAGGGTACTTTGACCAGTATCTATGTTTCGAAGGCTTATAGGCCATTCTACGGCGTCTAGAAGGGCATTTACGCGAACACCTGAGAGCTGCCCTGCTGGAGCACCTGATACGGTACTAATGGCTGAGCCTGCAAGAAGCTTAAAGGCATCTACGCAGCGAAGGGTTACGGTGCTTACGTCTTCGTTCCCTTGTCTAAAGCCTGTGTCGTAATTCGTGATATACCCAGAGAAAATGTAATAGTCCACGCCTAAGTAGGTTGCGTAAATAATTATCTGGCGTAGTGGTACCAAGTTAGGGTAATAAGCCCCAGCTGTATTCATGGGGTTCCAGTCGCCGTTTTGGTCGTAAAGCACCACGTCTGCGCTACCGAACTCGAACTTAGAGGTAATACGGTTACGGCCACGTCTAATAGCTACTCGCGTTACTAGGTCAGTAACTTCGACTGGCAAGGTGCCAGAACCTAGACGGTTAGTGCCTAAGATGCCTTCAGTAGCCGAACCTAAAATGAGCGGGTCGGTTTCGAATGCAGTATCGCTATCAAAGTCTACGAATACACGCAGCGTAGGTGCTGGCATTAGATAGCCGTACTTCTTAGGGTAATTTGTTTACCTGAGCGTTGGTATAGATAAATCGTATCTACTAGGGCTTCTGCTAGGTCTACTTCAGATATTACGGAGCCTGCTACATTCACGATGATGTCGCCAGGTGCTACGCCTGACTCATTGGCTGCTGCTATTGACTCGCTGAATAGTTCTGAAGCTGCAATTAAGTCTGCTGCTGCGGCTGCCATCGCTAGCGCGTCTGCGGACTCAGCTAGAACGTCTGCGGCTGCATCTGCGGCTGCTGCTCCTGCTGCGAATGACTCTGCGCTGGCTCTTTCCTCTGGCGTTGTTGCGGCTGCTACTGCGGCTGCTGCCGCTGCTGCTGCTACTGCTGCATCGCCTTTAGCATTTGACGCTTGTGCTGCTGCCGCTGCTGCATCTCCAGCCAACATGGCGGCATTACCAGCTGAAGCCGATGAACGGATAGCCAAATTTTGTTGACTGGTCATAGACGTAATCTTGACTAATTCTTCGTTTAGCTTCTTTAGGCTGTCGTACCAATCCTCGAAAGGGTCGTTAGCCTTAGGAAAGCTTGTAAGCATCGTAGCGAGCTTCTTGGTTTCTTCCTGAAGTTCTTTAAGCTTCTCAGCTAACTTTGTCGCTGTGTCTGCATCTTCTTCTAAAATTGCCTTCATAAGAAGTAGGCGTGTGCGTTCTTCTTCTGTAATCTTGCCGCGCAAAGCCGCTTCTATCTGTATCTTTTCCAAGTCAAAAACGGCTTTAGCTTTAGCCAATGCTTCTTGGTTTTTCTTTTCCTTCTCAGCTAATTTAGCAGTCTTAGCACGCTCAGTCGCTATCTTCTTTTGAATGGCGAGCTGTGACTTCATGTCGCGTAGGAATACACGGTTAGCGGCAGCTGTGTTCGAGTTGTCCGCTGGGTCCATCCATTGACGGCGAATCATGTCCAACTGGGCTTGCTCATCTGGCCCAATCGTCCAGCCAGTCTTAAGTAATGCTTTAGTGTATTGAATGCTGAAAGCAATATTACGCATAAAGCCAGATAGACCTCTGGCGGATGCGGCAATAGCATCTATGACCTTGTCAAAGTCACCATCTGCTAAAGTCTCAAAAGCATCTACTAAACCTTTACCAATTGTCTCTCTTGCTTCATCTACTGCAATATTAAGACGGTCAATCTTGCCGCCGTATGAGTCGGCATTAGCAGCAGCAGTACCGCCGAAGGTTTCATTAAGCGCCGCTACTGCCTTCTCAAATCCCATAGCTTCAAGTTCTGCTGAAGTGTAGACGCGCTGTAACTTGCCTAGAGATGTGTAGTTGCCATTATATGCACGGGTTAACGCTTTGATAGACGCGTTTAGGCCGCTACCTGTTCCCGCGCTTAAATCCATAGCACTATTGAGTAGCTCTGTGGCTTTTTGTGCATCTAAAGTTACTTGGACCAGTTCCACCATAGCTGGCCTTAGCTGGTCGTCGGATACTCCCGTAGCAGCTTGAGTTGCAGAAATGTAGTTTTCAATGGCTCCGACGTTGTAACCTAGACCAAGATTTTTAAGGCTTTGTGTTAAGTTCTTTACTGCCTTGTCTTCATCTGCGAATGCTCTTACTGAGTTGCGTAATGCACGAATACCAGCTACAGCTACAAAGGTCTTTAGGGCTGTACGCTGTAAGTTGACAAAACTTCTGTTTAGTTTATCTGTTGACTTTTGAGCGTTCTTAAATCCTCTGTCCTTAAACTCCGAAGCTATGTCAATACGAATAGCGGCCATTACGCAGCCTTTCTAGTCTTAGTACGCTCGTTTAGTAATCTTGAAGCTTTGTCGATTGCTCGCATTGTTGCATCTAAAGCCTTCCCCTGGTTTTCAGCGTATGCGGCATAAAGTAAACGACCACGACCGCGTCCGAACTTATCGTATTGCTTTAGTGGGCCAACAGCATTCATCGCACCTACGAATATACGACCCGCATTCGGGTTATTGCTCTGTCCAATATCTTTGTAGCTCTGACCATAGCGACGGTTAGCTTTTTGTACGCGGCCTTGTGGATGGACACGGCCAGCTAGTTCGATAATCGAACCCGCCGCATCTTTGTTAAATAACGAATAAAGGCCTGAGAAGCCTGCACGGTTAAAACGTGTCGAACCCATCTTGTATGTAATGCCACGGCGGATAAGTCCGCTATCGTATTTCGGAAACTCTCTCGCCTTAGAAGTACGGCTGCTAACTTCTGAGCCTGTGTCATTCCAGTTAAATAGATTACCTGGAGCCATTCCAGGGACTTTAGCCTTAGCCGCATCGGTAACTTCTTTGAGCGCAACTCTAATCTCAGCGTCCATTTGCTTACGCAAATCAGGTGCGTACTTCTTCAAAGCTCTTTTAAGCTCTGGCACGCCGCTTACGACTACTGGCATTTTTTCTTTCTTCCGCCTGTTTCCTTAGTACCTCTTGGAAGGCCTTAAGTAAATCCCTGTCCATGTTAATAAACTCACTAGGCGCAATTCCTGTATGTACCGATAGTTGAGCTATGCGGTAAGTCCAAGAATCACGCGTTAGCCATTTGGGGAGTCGTCACCTAGAACTTCTACCGCTTTAAGCGTGTCTAGAAACTTGTCCCCGAATGGCTTAACGTCTGGAGCATCTGCGCGACGCAGACATTCCCAGGCTAGCCAATAAATATCCGTTTGCTTTTGGTCTTCTCTGAAAGCCTTATAAAAGCCTTTCTTTGAATATTGCTCAAAAGCGTACTCAATAGCTGGTGTAATCTCATGTAGAGACTCCGTGCCATCTGCCCTAGTTATCTTTAAGCTAGCCATTATTGCCCCTTATCTAATTCTTACCAGGTACCTGAATCGGCAACTGTTACTGCTGAGTTTACTGTAAACGTAATGTCCATAGTGGCCATATCGCCTGTAGCACCGTTAATTGGTGTTAGGTTGTTTACAAGAAGGTCGCCAGTCCAGAGCTTGTTGGTCGCTGATACAGCGGTAACTTTGTCCTGGATAAGTTTCCATGCGACGGTTGTACCGTAAGCATCTGACAATGTGTCAAGTACGGAAGTCGCTGCCTGGTCGTTCAAGAACGACACGGTGATAGTTGCGGACTCTAGTCCCTTTACGAATTTGTGAGCTGTGTCACCCATCGCAGTTACTTCGAGTTCATCGAATGCTTGGTTAAGTGTGACAGAGGTCACATGGTCGGACAAGTCTACAGAAGCAATCTTAAGTCCGACTTTGTTGTTTAGCGTAATCGCCATGATTACTCCTCATCTTTCTTGGGTTGTTTTGTTTCTTTCTTTTCAGCGGGCTTTACTTGACCGATTTTGGCAAGGAAAGCTTCGCGTTCTTTGTCTACCTCAGCCATGTTAGCTCCAATCTGATAGAACGCTGATAGTTACCTCGCCTGAGAGAAGCTCTCCCGCTGTACCTTGCAGCACAGCTGGCGCGGTAAAAGTTCCTAGTGAATAAGCCAGATTAGATGCTTCTAGCTTATTAACGATGTTTAAGTAAAAGTCTTCAATGTTAATAAGGTTGCCTTGATTGTCGAACATAGG